AAGAGCCACAGATTCCATAAGTTGTAAGCCCTCTAACATTTCTTGTCGGTTGTTTACATTGTATAGGTCAAATAGTCCGCCAGCAAGCAGTAGGACTTCATATTTTAATCCTACTACACCTCCAAAGGACATTGACCATTGTGTATTCATTCTTAAAAACATCATAACTATATCCCAATTTTCTTCCATTACTTCAAACTCGTCTTTTTCTTCTGGTGGCTTCTCTATCTGAATACCAAAAACTTCTGCATCTTTAGCGGTTTCATCTATAACTTGTTTGCTACCCGAAGCCCAATATAAAGTAGCATCAGTTAGTTTTTTGCTTGTGCATTACTATAAAAATCTTTAAATGCTTCTAATACACCCGCTACAAAATCTGTATCTTCAGCAAATTCTTTTAATACTGCTTGTGAGAATTGAATAGGTGTCCCATCTTCTTCATTAACATCTTCCCAACCTACTAAAACTTTTTGTAAAGCATCATACTCAGTTGCTTCTTCAAAGTTATTAAGTTCAGTCCTTGATAAACGATTAAACTTGCCTGTAAATTTTGTTGTCTCAAACTCGCCTACTTTTGTTGTAGATGGTGTTTGTACTTTTACAGGCCAAGAGTAAACCTTAGTTTTTTTTCTTACAAAAGGCATAAATTAAAATATATTCTTCTTTACTTTAACTCAGTAGTCAATACTTAGTCAGTATCTATGTGTAAGTTATAGTTAGCTCATCGTTTTGGTTTGTTGGAACTAATGTGTAAGGAATCTCTAACATTTGTATTCCATCTTCTTCTCCGTAAGCAACGTCACCAATATCTGCTTTTGTAGAAGATACTTGTACTTTGTTACCCGCAGTTGTTCCATGTAAGAATGTTAGATTTCCTGTTGTTTCAGCGAGTGCAGCAGCAAAATAATCTTTAGTTGCTAATGGTATAGCTTCTATTGAAACAGAACCAGTTATGTTTCTATTAACTAATAATGTTTCTTGTGAACCACCAACTAACTCACGATAAACAAGCTCATTACCTATATCTAAAGAAATAGAAGATAATGCACCAGAGTGTGAAAGTAACTGAAAACTACTTGTATTACCTTGCTTAAATATTAAAGGTGTTGCTTGATTTCCATAGGTGACAGTAGGTAAAGCTGTGTCTGTTGGAGGAATATATATGCCTTGGAAAGTAAAGTCGATTGTAGGTATTTCACCAACAGATCCATTAATCACGAAACTGCCTCTTGCTCCAACCACTTTATGTCTAACACCATCTGTGTTGTAGTGAATAGTAACTGAAGAAAAACTTGTTGAAACAGGTGCATAAGTAACACTTGTTCCACTACTAATAGTCTCGCTAAAGCCACAGGCTTTAAGTGCATCTCCATACCTGGGGGCTGCTCCTGCTGTGCCACTTCCCGCAAGTTCTACGGAAAAACTTACCTCAACATTTGTGTTTGCTAGTAGTTGTTGAAAAGCTCCTAAAAACGGTCTTACAACATCTCTACTTACAACATCACTTGATTGTGGTGTAATACTTAAATCTCGTACAAGAACAGCATCAGCAGCAACCATACCTGGATCTGATCCATAGCTGGTTTCTGCCTCAATCAGAATTACTCTCTTTCTTGTTAGTAGTGCCATCTTTAGTTACCTCAGTAGGGGGTTCTGCTTGTGTTGTTTGTTGAACTAGCTTTGATTTGCCAGTTTTGGGGTCAAGTATGTAAGTACCGCCCTCAGTTGGATTTTCATACTTCATAATAGACAATAAGGGTTGTTAGGGTCATGTTTGAAGTATAGATCATGTTGATAAATCGTTATAGTCTGATCTGTAATCTATTTCATATTCACAAAACACAACTCCCGCAGGTTGATCTGCTTCTATAACATCAAAGGTTACAGTTGATGGTCTTACATCTATAGCAAGTCCACCAAGAGTAGGATCAGTTACAATTTTTGTATGTAAACTTTCAATCGTAGGATCTGCTGATGTATCTGGTGTTTGTGATCTGACAATAACAACTATTCTTACTCTTAAAGTCCAATCTAGTTTTAAATATGTAGCACTATTAATAGTTGGTTGGTCTGTAACGAACTCAATTACTAAACTTGGGGATTCAGCCCTTGTTAGAGGTTCAGACCTAGACCTGTAAATCCTAGAACCAACTCCAGTAGTACCACTAAGATTAGTCTTTATTTTTGCTAATATTCGTTCTCTTTTACTGGTCATTTTATACCTTCATTAAAGAAACAATACATAAACTACCATCATCTATTTTTCTAGTACTTCTTACTTTATATGAAACAGAATTTACTGTAATTGCATCATCAAAAACAAGACTACCAAGATCACTTGACTTAGCTGTAAGTTGATAGTCAGTAGTCAAGACTCTATCATCTGCAACTATTTCATCAGGTTCATCCAGTATTCCTTTGTAAGTAGTGCTATTAAACACAACGGTATCTGAAAAATCAGCAAAAAATGTACTTAAATCTTCAGTAAATGCCATAATAAAAAGCCCCATAAAAGGGGCTATATTTTTTATCCGTACTTCTTAGCAGCAACTAATGATATTCCGTAAACAAAAACAGGTGAAGAACCCGCTACTGTTTGAACTATCTTGATGAATCTTTTACATTCATCTTTGTTAACTGCAAGACTCTGAAGAGATGCTGAAGTTGTTACTTCTGTAAAAGCTGCTCCAGACAAGTCTCCATAAGTACCACCTGATGTATCAGAATCTTGAACTTTAATATTTAAAGTTGGAGATGAGCCTGTTCCTGCTGCACAGTTAAGAACAAGAACAACATCGCCATCAAATTCTAGTAAATCAATAGCACTCGATGTAGCTGTTGATGTAACAGAAGCAGATGCTACTGCTGCTGTTATATCTAGCTTTTCCAAGTTTTGTTGAATGATTGCCACTTTAAGTTTCCTCTGTTGTAGTAGTCTGTTTTTTCTTAGGTTTTTGCTTTGCTTTTGGCTTTTCCTCTACAACTTCTTCTTCAACTACAGGAGTCGTTTCTGAAGCTTCTATAGCTTTACCACTAAAAATAAGCAAACGACCAACATTATTATCTACTTCAATAGTAGTGCCAGAGTCCGTTGGGACTCCAGCTATCATTGTTGATCTAATTAGTTCAACTTTCATATTATGTGCCGAAGCAGAACGCAGTTGGTTGCTTGATAGCAAAGTCAACATCTTGCAACGCAACAATTTTGACTGTACCGCTACCCGCTTTTGTGATTGTATCTACTGTTAGATCTAAACCACTCCACATACCAATACAGAATTGGCTGAAGTCACCGAATAGTGCATCGTTATTTACAAGTTGATTTGAAACAATAACTGGATAGCCATTAATTTCATTGTTCTCAAAAACGAACTTACCTGTATTTGAAGCAACTTCTGTACTCTTTAATGCACCTCTAGCAGAAGCATTAATGATGTAGAACATATTTGCTACGTCTGCGTTTGCAGCAGCTACATCTGTTTCCATTCCGATGTACTCAGCGAATGTACCGAATGTAGTAATTGTTTGTGTACCAACACCAGTTGTATCTTTAATACCTAATGGTTGGTTTGAAGAACCTGTACCGTAGATAGCTGCATTGTCTAACTTAGTAGCAATTACTCGAGCTATATCATCTCTAATCATAGATTCAACATCTATAGATGACTGCAATAACAAGCGTCTTGTAAATTCAACAACTCCACCAACTGTTTTTGGTGTCATGTTGACCTGATCGAAGGCTTGCTGTGATTCTGTAGGCTCAGATCCTTCTCCCACAAAGAAGCCTGTCGCTGTCTGCGTCATCCTGGGGATTGCAATGTTTCCTGATAATCCAGTCAACATAGTAGGATTCGCAGCCATAACAGCCATTCTCTTACGAAGAATGTCTATGAAAGAACCAGAAAGCAATTCTGTTGGAACTAAATTACCACCCGCAGTTGCAGTACCTACATTCAAGTCTCTTTGTAAAACTTCGTTAGGGACTAAAATTCCATTTGCAGGCTTGTCATAACGCTTAGATGCTTCGTCTGAAACTTCTCTTTCAAATGCAGCAGCTTCTTGTGCTGATCTGTCATTAGGGTTTGCTAACGCATTTAAAGCTCTTAAGAAAGAAAACTTCTTAACTTCTTTTGGTTCTAAACCAACTTCATTAGTTGTCATGTCTGTTGAACGAATAGGGGTATTGTTGACCTCTGCCTTGTTTTTAACAAGATCGAGGATGGCTGCTCTTGCTTCGACAACAGATTTGTTGCCTTTAATAAGAGTTTCAGCTATGTCTTCTGCTCCATACTCTCCAAACTCACGACATAAAGAAGTGATAGATGCTGTACGAGCGTTGTTATCATCAATAGCACGTTGAACTTCGGCTTTGATGTCGATTTCAACGGATTTCTCCGCTTCAACCTGAGTTTCTTTGATTGGTTCTTCCATAGTGCGAACAGAGGGTGTAGCGGATAATTCCGCAGAATTAATCTCCTGAGTAGGTGACTTATCTTCCATAGTAATACTATTACCTTGAGAGGGTGTAATTAAGCTTCTTCCGAAACCTATTGTAGGATCTGCAGGTACCGTTACAACCGATAATTCGTGTACAGACCATGATCGTGCGAGCATACCATCTTCTGTCTCATCAATGTCATTTATAGAGTATCCAAAGCTTATACCTCGAATAATTCCATCTTTAACATCTTCTAAAATTTCAGATGCAAACTTACTTCTTGAGAAACGAATCTTTGCATAACCTCTTTTGTCCTCACCAATATATGCAGATTCAACTACACCTATTGGTTTATCCATATTGTGATTAAACAAAACTGCACCACCATCATTAAGTCTTGATAGATCAGCAGCACCACTTTCATGGCTGAGAATTTCGTTACCGAAATAACGCTTTACTGGATACTCGGATGAAAAAGGAAATTCAAATGTTCTTGATTTCACATTTTTGAAATCAGTAACTTCTTTTCTTTCCAATTTGTCATCAGCATCTATTGATCTGATAGCTGCGATCTTAGTCAAAGTTGAAAACTTATGACCGACCTTCCGATCTGTTGCTTCACCATTCCTATAAAGAGTGATGAGAGCAGCAGGATCTTCTGCTGTTCCTGTGATAGTAAAAGAACTATCTGGTACATCTATTGATCCATCTCTTACAATGCGATCAATCTTTCCTCTAGCTGTACCACCACTAGAGTTCCAGCGAACAAAATCACCGACCTTCAGACCATCAGGTTCGGCTCTTTTTTCAACTGTTGTCGATTCAGTCATAGATTTTTGGTTAGTAGCGGGTTCAAACTTGATTGGATCAAATTCGTTTCTCTCAAGCCAAGATCTAGCTTGTGAGACAGAATATTCAGATAGTCTGAATCTAATTGATTGAAGTTCAGCACCCTCTTCATTATTCTTTATACCAAATATAAAGTCCACCCCTTGTGAACCTTCATTGTTTGACCGCCTAAATGTATCATATTGTTCTGGATTTGTAATGGTCGCTGCGTGTTCATTAGGATATGGCCTTGATAATTCTATAGGTTCTGCTCTTTCTCTAGCTTTCTTAATAGCAGCAGCTTTACCTCTACTCCAACTAAATCCCGCATCTCCTCCCCAGGCAGCCCAAGCGACCCTGCCTTTTGACGGATAGCCCTTTTCACCAGGACTAAAACCCTCTGCCTTCTTATCTACTTCATGCCTACTGAAAAAACTAAACATACGCAAGGTGACATCTGCTGAAAGTTCTGAGCCACTAAGTATTTGAGTTGCTCTAACTGCTGCAACTTGTGTACCACCTGCTCTACCTTCTTTTTTCCAATCTTTATATCTTTGTGCCTCCGTCTTCATCCCATCTGTAGGTTTGAGATTAATCTCAGTTCCGCTTACATTTGCCATGATTACTTAGTTTTCTTGCGTGTTTTCTTTGCTCTTGTTGGTTGTACTGTAGGCAAATCAAGTTCTAACTGACCTACCTCAACTTCAAGATCAAGGTCTTTATCTAATGTAACCCCTAACTCTTTAGCGACTTCCTGTTCTCTTGATATTTCTGAAATAATATCGTCATAATCACCACCATTTGTAGCAGCTATGACTTGAGCTTTACTCATGTAACCCGCCTGTTCTGCTTCTCTAAAAGCTTTTACCTCTTTTAGTGGATCTACATAATGTTGTGCAGGAGGAGTCCATCTTGGCTTTATATATCTTTCTGGTCTTACTGCAAAATCATCAAAATCTAATTCTCCTACAAGAACAGCTAACTTCATCCATTCTTTAAAAACTCTTAGATGTAAATTATTTATTAAATACTTTTGGCAAAACTTCCAATGTTCTCTGTCTTCTAAAAGACTTAATCTTGAACTTGAATAATTAGTCTCACTAAAGTCTTTACTTATAGTTTCAAAACTACAACCAATACCTGTAGCAAAACGTCTTATCTTATTTTTTACAAACATCTCATACTGCTGAGATGGATAATCTATATCTGGAATATTTATGCTTTCATTTGGTGCTAGATAACGAAACTCACCAGGAGAGAAGGATTGTATTCTTTGATTATTTTGTACTTCATCTCCTATTAACTCACCTTGGTCGTTTTGTATAAATCCCATAATACTTGCACCCGCCCTTGCTCTAATAACAGCAGCCTCTTCATAGCCTTCTAATTGGTGCATATCAGACATAACGCTATGAAACCAAGGCACTCCACGATTTTGACCTGGTCTTTCTGGAAGATATAAATGTATGATGTCATCTGCTGACAAGAAGATATGGGTCTTTTGATTATTTGAATAATCTAGGTAATAAGCATCGCCTGGATGTTTAGTAAGAATGGCATAACGTACTGGTCTTCCCCACTCATCGTTTTCCACTCCGTTTCGCCATTCATTTTTTGCTTTTAGTGTTTTACCTGTATATTCCTCATCTAACAAATCAGACTCAATAAGTTGTAAAGCAAGAGGTACTTTTGAATTGCCAAACTGTTGTCTAACAATTCTAAAAATTGCTTCACCTGACTCACATAATGCACCCGCAGCTAACCATTCAAATTCATGAAAGCTGTATCTTCCCGCACAATCACAACTGTTAGCTCCAGACCATTCAGCCCACTTTTGTTCTATAAGATTATTTATTCTTTGATCTCTTCTGTTTCCTCTAATCTGTAAAACCCTAGATTGAAACTTCATGCCAGTTCCAACAATATTTATTTGAGTTGTCCTTTTAGCTTGTCTTGCATAAGGGTTATTTCTTACAAGCTCTCTTGATCTATCTCTCAACTTTCTAAGACTATTCCTAATCTCAGCATCAGCACTAAGTTGACTTGCCATCCAATCTGATGTAAGTCTTGAAACTAATGCTCCCTGATAAGCCCTAATATTTTTAAGAGGATTAGCTTTCTCTCCAAAACCTAAAACTCTTTTTACTGCACTTGCAATGTTAGATCTAATTCCCATTAGTATGCTCCATCAAAACGAACAAAAGTAGCTCTTGGATTTCCAAGACCATTATCAATCAACTCTGCTTGTTTTTCTCTAATAACTTCTGCTTTTAATTGACTCTTCAACATTATTAATTCTGATAACTCATATTTCTTTGCATTTCTTGTACCAATTTTATATTCCTGTATAACACCACCGCTAAGAATATTTCTTATTGCTGTTTCAATAAGATCAAGGTCTTTTTGTAATTGTGTTCGACCATCAAAAGCAGCAGGAGTTCCTGTATATGCTTGTGATGCTAAAACTTTAAATGATCCTCTATATATAGTTTGTTTTTCTTGACCTGATTTATTTGCAACAGCTTGATAAAACCAATCACCCGCATCGAAATTTACTGTAGTAGCTGCGGGAATACTAAATTCAAAACCACTTAAATAAGCAGAACTATTTACAGTTGCACCTTCAGCAGATGTATTTGTTCTTAGATAATAAATAACAGACCAATCTGGACTGCTAATTCTGTTACCAAAAACATCTTGTGTCTCAGGAATCCTCCATTGAACAAGATCTCCTGCAATAATTTGTTGGGGAAAAGTCACGATTAATTACCAATTAGCGACAAAATTCGACTTTTTAGCCGATTTAGGACGATTTAAGTCTATCTTAGCCTCCTTTAGAGGTTCAGAAGGATAAAT